ATGCTTTCATTTCTTGTTACTATTGGAATAAGTAAATTATTTTCTTACTATGGAACCTGATCCTTATATTCAATTTTTAGAGAATTGGATACCAGGAATAGGTGAAGATACTAAACTTCACGATCAACTTCATATACATTTTGATCTTGGATTTAGTGTAAATGATGAAGCCAAACTTCTTGGTTTCCAATTAGGACATCACCCTGCTGGAAATTTTTTTCACGTTGTGGTATTCTGTATTATGAGTATTACGATTTATCCAAAAAATTATCGTAATAGTTTGAAAGATCTCCAGGTTTTCTATAAAGCATATTTGCTTGGAAAATACTGGCAGTCCGTATCTTATTGGTTTATTCCTAAAACAATATTATGAGTGATTTCATTTGGGTCGAAAAATATCGACCAAAAACAATTGAGGAGTGTATACTTCCTGACAATACTAAAAAAACGTTTCAATCTTTCCTAGATAAAGGAGAGATTCCTAATATGCTTCTTGCTGGTCCTCCAGGTATTGGTAAGACTACGGTAGCAAAGGCTCTCTGTAACGAACTTGGAGTAGATTGCTATGTCATCAATGGATCCGATGAGGGACGTTTTCTCGATACGGTCAGAAACAATGCGAAAAATTTCGCTTCGACCGTCTCGCTTTCTTCAGATGCAAAACACAAAGTCATCATCATTGATGAAGCTGACAACACATCCAACGATGTACAACTCCTCCTACGGGCGTTTATTGAGGAGTTTGCTGGTAACTGCCGATTCATCTTCACATGTAACTACAAAAACAAAATCCTCGAACCACTTCATTCCCGTTGCACAGTGGTTGAATTCGGAATTAGGGGAAGAGATCGACAAACCATTGCCGCCCAGTTCTTCAAACGTATCCAACAAATCTTGGATACAGAAGGTGTTGAATATGATAACAAGGTCCTGGTAGAACTCATCAATAAGCACTTCCCTGATTGGAGGAGAGTTCTTAATGAGTGTCAACGATATTCTGTCAGTGGAAAGATTGACTCTGGTATTCTTGCTACTTTTTCTGATGTTGCCGTAAATGAACTGGTTAAAAATCTTAAGACCAAGAACTTTCCTGAAGTACGTAAGTGGATCGTTAGTAATCTGGATAATGATACTACTGTACTTCTCCGTCGCATTTATGACGCTTGCTACGAAACCTTGGTTCCTGGTTCTATTCCTGCTGCTGTCCTTGTTCTCGCTAAGTATCAGTATCAGGGAGCGTTCGTAGCAGACCAAGAGATAAATA